CTCAACTATACGGTAGGCTTATCCAAGCGGGCTCACAATTTCCCCGATACGCTGATAGCGCTAAAGTCGCGATTAACCTTCGCCTTGCCACATCACTTACATTACGGAAGCCTTAAAGCCGCAACTATGACGTTGAAGACGGGTATTCTTGGTATCATCTATATTTGCAAATAACACAAAAGAGTAAGGTGACTAACATCAGATAAACAACATACAAACACTTAAAGGACTGGTCTTACAAAAGTGAGGCTTTGACACGAAGGGAGGGCGTCGTAGTGGCGCTCTCCCTTTCAATTTTCTCCTTTAAAAGGGTAATGCTCGGCTATCTAAATATCCTGCGATAATACATACCACAGTGACCGTGGGTTATTCATATAGGGTGGAGATATAAAAGATGAGCGATGAAAAAAGGGAATTGTTGTTTAGCGACGTATCCATTGCACTTGAAATCGTGGGGCTTCTTCTTGGTCAGCTCACCATCCCCGCCAGCCGCGCCCAAGAGTTTGCAGTAACCGGCGCCGTACTCGCTGATCTTAAGGCGTTTGTCGATAGCAAGATCAAAGCTACCACGGAGGGGCAAGAAGGGGCTCCAGTAGCCGAGGGGCCTACTTCCGAAGCTCCAAGTGAGCAAGCCCCAGACACTGAAGAAGCATAAATAGACTGATTGATTACAAGAGATTGCTTCGATGACTTTTTGACAATCGCTAGGTGCGTCGCGCACTAGCGAAGAGACGTTTATATCGACATTGCATCATTTCGCGGACATCATCGCCCTATCATTAGCGATATGCCTAAATGCAAAATGAGTGTTTGATAAGTCATCACGAAACCTCTCGGTTTGGTGTGAGAGATACGATGTTCCAGGCTTCCCATCACGGCGCTTCAGTGGGATCGGGCGATTCATTTTCGCTTGATAATGTTGTCACCTTGCTTTGTTCATTGGTTGCGGTGTTTGCACCGTTACAGAAGATGATGTTTGCTCTTCTGTTTCTTGTCTGCACTGACTTTGTTACTGGCATTTGGGCGGTCTACCATACCAAGCAACAGCTCAGTTCGAGAAGGCTTGCTCGAACCATCGTAAAGACGTTTGTGTATCTTACAACTGTCTGTGTGGTTCATGTAGCAAATAAGTTCCTTCTCTCAGCTGGCGACTTCTCACTTCCCCTCGATAGTCTCATCGTTTCATTCATTGCTCTTACGGAGCTTAAGTCAATTTTCGAGAATCTCCACAAGGTACAGAAGCAGCCATTCTTGCAGTTTCTAATCGACCGCATTGCATCCGATTCTTCCGAGGTCGCTGAGCGACTAGATTCAGCAGCGTCTGTACTAAAGGCTCCAGAGGTGGACGAGGTTGAAACTGCCACAGTAAAAAAGGCAGTAAAGAAAAAGGAGAAAAGGCGTGGCACTTCCAACAGACCGAAATAGCCTCATTAAGTTTTGTCTCCAAGAGCTTGGCGCCCCTGTTGTCCAAATCAACATAGACGAAGAGCAGATTGAGAACCAAGTCGATAAGGCCCTTGAGCTGTTTAAGGAGTACCACATCGATGGTACTGGTATTTTCTATAAAGCTTTCAGGGTAACGGCCTCAACGCTTCAGTTGGCGGGTATCCCCGGCAAAGATTTCAAGGTTCATGAGACCATTCAAGGTGGAGTCTCGGGCGCTCAGGGGCGCGTTGAGTCGTACGACAAGAGCACCAAGACGATTAAGTTCACTTACACAGACAGAGTTAGTCCTGTTTCGTTTGTAGCCGGTGAAATCATCACAGGGCTCACATCCGGTGCTACCACTACGCTCACTCACTGTGATGCGGTGATCACTGGCATGATGGACAACAAGTACATTGAATTGCCAGATTCGGTGGTTGGTGTCATTGAGGTGTTAAAGTCTGGCAGCTCACTTGGATCGCACCCAATTAACCCATTTGACCTTCAGTACCAGCTTGCTCAACAGGTAACTATCCAAACATTCCTAAACGCTGATGTCATGACGTACTATATGTACCAGCAAGACATTCAGCTCTGGAATCAGCTCTTCGTTGGCGTAAAGCCTCACTGGCACGCTCGCAAGCAAAACAGACTCTACATCGCTACTAACTGGCCGAAAGAGTTCAAGCTTGGCGAGTTCATCGTTCTTAAGTTCTGGGGGGCTGTAAAGCCTGAAGACTTTCCAAAAGTGTACGGGGACAAATGGATTAGAAAGTACCTGACCGCACTCTTACAGGTTCAGTGGGGGAGAAACCTCACCAAGTACAATAACGTCACTCTCCCAGGCGGAATTGTCCTTAACGGACAACAGATCCTTGAGCTTGGTATGAAAGAGAAGGAAGAGGCTGAGGTAGAGTTACGTTCGACCTACGAGATGAAGACGCCGTTCAAGATAGGCTAAGAGCGGAAAGGTTCGCATGACGTCCAATAAGTATTTCAATCTGTTCAAAAACAAGCCAGAGCAAGACCTCATGGATGATCTTATGAATGAGGTTATCGAGATCCACGGGCTAAACTGCATTTACATCTCTCGCTCGGGTCCAGTAGACCTGTTTTACGGTGAAGACCCTCTCGCTAAGTTCGACAAGTGGTACGAGATGGCAGCTTACATAAAAAGTGCCGATGGCTTTAACGGTCGGGCGATGCTTCAGAAGTGGGGCATCACGATGGAGCAGTCCATCACCATACAGATTGGTAAGAGCGAGTTCACAAAGCAGGTAGGAGACGAGCTAGGAGCGGTAAACCGCCCACGAGAGGGTGACCTTATCTATTTCCCTTACGGCCTCCCTGGGCAATACCTTCTTGAGATCAAGTACGTAAACGATAACATTCCATTCATTGAGCTTGGACGAGACTACATTTACGAGATCGACTGTCGAATGTTCACGTACGGTAACGAGCGTATTAAAACCGGGCTGCCGGAAGTTGACGCTATCGAGCAAGAGATTAAGCAACGTCTTGAGATTGAAATCGGAGCAGGGGAAGGGCAGTTTGTTCAAGGAGAGGTTGTCTATCAGGGTAACTCATTTGCAACATCCACCTTTAAAGCTGTCGTAAGTAAGGTCGAAGGGGCGACTATTTCCCTCATTAACGTGAACGGGAACCTTAAAGAGACCTTAGAGCTTGTTGGTAACACGTCTGGCGCGGCAAGGGAGCTTGGTCCAGAGAAAGAGGAGATCCTTAACGATATCTCGGCTCAGAACTCACTCATTCAGACTGAGGCTACGGGCGTGGTCATTAAGAGTAGTCGCAATCCTTTCCATAAGGGTAAATTGTAATGTTTACCTACTTCTACCACGGCATCTTAGAGAAGGTAACTAAGGCGTTTGGTTCGCTCTTTAACGGCATTTACGTCGCTAAGTACAACGCGGACGGAGTAGAGGTAGAAAGAAACCTTGTCCCAATCAATTACGCTAACCGGCACGCCTACATTGCTCGCCTTGCTGCTAACCCTGACCTTGAGGACTCAGTATACGTAGAGCAGACATTCCCAAGGCTTGCTTTTGAGGTTACTACCATCACGTACGATCCGTCGAGAAAGTTTAACACAATTCACAGACGCTCAACCGATACGGCAGAAGATGGTGCAAAAGCGACTGCCTACCAGTCTGTCGCATACAACATAGACTTTTCCCTCACCATCATAGCAAAGCACGTAACCGACGCTAATCAGATTCTTGAGCAGATTCTTCCGTACTTCACCCCAGCCTTTACCATTAAGATCATTTCGGTCCCCGCTATGGGCTATGAGGAGAACATCCCGATTGAGCTTAACTCAATAGCACCCTCGGACAACTACGAAGCTGAGCTGGATATGCAACCAAGGCAGGTTCGCTACGACCTAAACTTCACAGCCAAGATTAACTTCCACGGCCCAGTTGAGAACGCTAAAATCATCCGTAAAGTCCAAGTGGACCTGTACACGCCCTCGGAGCTTACAGCCGAAAAGATGGAGAAGACTCCCCGCATTGCCCGAAGTACCGTAGCTACCGATCCCGCAACCGCCGGGCCGCAGGATGACTTCGGCTATACAGACACTTGGCAACGCTTCCAAGATAATCGGCGCTACGATCCGGTCTCAGGAGAGGACAAGGAGATCCCTGAGTAGCCACGGAATGTCTTGATAGAGAGAGAGACGGTATAAATAGCCTAATGGCTAAAAGACTTCCCATAGACGAAATAGAAGAGCGCCTCCAAGACCACCTGCTTCAAATCGAGCAGCTCTTTCCATTCGGCGTCTCTCTGGCAATCGTCGGCATAAGCCATAACGGATGGGATTTTGTCCTCGGGGACGCTGACCCAGATGAGATTATCGCCTGTGTGAACCGAGCCTTTAAGAGAGATGACAAAGAGCTTGTGAAGGTTGTAGCTACGTTGAAGAAATCTACCCAGAAGCGAAAAGTGGGTAGAGCTGTTAAAAAGTCCAAGAAGCGTTAGAACCGAAGAACTACCCGAGATGACAATGTTGGGTCGGCTTGAACCTTAGCTTTCACTACCACTTTCCCCTTTACTCTAACTGGCACGGTAATAGACCCATCAAGTGAAGTCTCCTTTGACCTGACCTTCCCATTAAGAGAGTACACAACGCGAGTGGAATCAATCGGGGTTCCCGACACTGAGACAAGGGTAATCCTGACAGCCTTTTTTATTTTCTTAATAGTGAGTGAAGACCCGGAGAGAAGAGGGGCTAAAGACTCTGTAGTTAAACAGTCGTTAAAGTAGCTTAGGTGTGAGGTTATCTCGCCGAGGCTCCTTTGGCTAAAGCCTGTATTACTGTAGCTAATGAAGGGATACATGAGGCTCTGAGAGTTAGAGGTATCATGGGTCGCTCCAAAGTTATGTCCTACCTCATGAGCAAAGATTCCGCCGGTTAGTGACCCATAGCTTTGAACCACGTTGTATGAGTAGCGAGGTGAGTAACAGACAACTCCCACATAGGCTATCCCAGCGGTAGAACCATCCATGTCTTTCCCGGTGAAGAGGCTAGACACGGCAGCACTATTTTGGGCTTCAGGGCTTTGGCTAAACTGACTTAACAGCTCTCCAGCCTTGGAGGATTGAAAGCTTCCTGAAAGATGAGTGACACTTAACACCCTAAACCTTATTCCAAGCTGCCTGTTATAAATGCTCTCAGCTACATTTACAGCGTTGAGCACTTCAACTGTTGAACTACTCCCGTACCGAGCTTGCCACTCAGGGTCAGTGTAGGCCCTAAATGGGACAACCCTTACAGCTTCCGTAGCCCGAATGGGGCTCTCTTTAATTGTGACAGTGTGCTCATGTCCTAGCTTGCTATGGTCAGCTTCAGCACATTGGTTCTCGGGCAAAGCGGAGAGGGGAACTCTTGAGACTCTCACCCCGTTTGATTGGGACAGGGTGACGCGGTAGAGCCTAGGTCCTCTGCCACTACTCCCGGTGACCTTCCCAGGGAAGGTAAGGGTAAGCTTCTCTCCCTCTCTCAAAGCTGCAAGGGGAAGCGTATGAGAGGTAAACTTAACACTTCCTTGAAAGAACTCTGACCCAGGGGCCACGGACCCAAAGTCCTTTTTCATAGTGAGCGAGGCCCTCACTGTCCCAAGCTCTCTTACCTTGAATGTTACAGTTTCTGCTTTGGCAAAGGGTAAGGAAAGACAGAGCCCTACCAAAAGTGAAATCAATTTCACACAGCCAGCCAATCTCACAGCGAGAACGCTCCTTGTTTAAAGTCGGACCCTCTACAAGGTCAGACTCCACAGGGAGCAAATGGACTGATGCCAAAGTGTGAAAATCTCTAAATAGAAATCAGAAGAAACAAAATGTTTGAAACATCCTTCGCCACGGGGTTTACAAAGACGGGACGGGAACTGTCAAAGTTCAAAAGATGAACTTCGCGCCCAGTTTGTGATGTTACCTATTCACACAACCAAGGGAAAAGAGGAGCGGCTCTCAATTAAAGAACGCCAAGAGAAATTCAAGCCTAAGTGGAGAGCCCTTATTGAGTCCAAGGGGATTGAGTAAGTTCACGTTCTTTTGCGACGGTTCAAGCCCTAAGAGTCGGTCAATCACGGC